TCGCCACGCTTAAAGGAATCGTTGGCGTTGTTGCACCGACCCTAGCAACTGCTTTGGGGAGCCCTATTGCGGGGGGTGCTATGAAGATGATTCTTGGAGCGCTAGGTGTGACCACTGAGCGTGACGCCGTTGATGTGCTCCAGAACAATCCGGATGCCTTAGTCAAGCTGAAGACCGCTGAGATGCAGTATGAGAAGGACATGGCTGAGCTGGGAGTCGATGTCTACAAGCTTGACGTAGAGGATCGAGGGAGCGCTCGAACAATGGCTAAGACCATGGGCATCTGGCCGCAGGTCGCACTGTCCGTGCTCTTCATCGGTGGCTACTTCTGGCTGTTGTACATGTTCTTCACGGGTGACTTCTTCACCACCTTGGACGATTGGGCCAAGGGCCAACTGAGCATCTTGATTGGTGTGATCACTGCCTCGATGGTTCAGATCATGAATTTCTGGTTCGGCTCCTCTAAGGGGTCGAAAGACAAGACCGATAAATTAGGAGCCGCCACATGAGTGAGTTATCAGACACCATCAACAACTTCAGCACCATGCTCAACAACCCCGCCCTGAGTGGGGGGAGCAGTGTCAACTTCAAGGATGCCTCCGAGTTGCTAGGCATCTTAGGTGCGCTAGTGGACCGAGGTGAAACCCCTACCTATTTTGCAGACCTCATTCAGTCGCTGGCAGATGGCGGGCGCAAGCCAACCCGTGCCGAGTGGGCAGCGCTGCGAGGAGAGGCACAGGTCGTAGAGGAGGAATCTGTTGGAGAAGAAGAACCCACCACCGAGAGCGGGCCGGAAATGGAGCCGGAACAGGTATCTGCGGCTGGAGAAGCGGGGACGACAGTCGAGACAAAACCCGACACCGGATCAGAACCACAGGGATAAGTAGATGGCCGAGGTACTGACTTTCAACTCGCTCCAGACGGACATGCGTACCTACCTGGAACGGGGGACGGCTGTGGACCCCACGGTGTTTGACCAGCTGCCTCGATTGATCAACCTGGCTGAGCGACAGCTTGCGAACTCATTGAAGATCTTAGGCTTCGTGAAGGTCGTGACGGATACGATGACCGTAGGTCAGTCAGTGATCCCCAAGCCTGACCGGTGGCGCGCTACGATCTCGATCAACTTCGGGGTTGGGGCTACACAGATACGTACCCCTTTGTTCGCACGGTCCTATGAGTACGTGAGGCGTTACTGGCCTGACGAGGACCTGATGGATCAGCCGAAGTTCTATGCGGACTACGACTACTTCAATTGGTTGATAGCACCTTCAGCGGACTTCGCGTATCCGTTCGAGGTGAGTCTTTGGGAGTTGCCTCCGTTGTTGGATAATTCCAACCAGACAAACTGGACAACGGACTTTGCGCCCAATGCTCTGTTGCATGGTTGTCTCCTGCAGGCAACTCCGTTCCTTAAGAATGATGAGCGGATTCAAGTCTGGCAGGGTATCTACGATCGCGACGTTGCGATCCTTGAGCAGCAGGACATCAAACGAATCATCGATCGGCAAGTTACAAGGGAGGGTGTCTGATGGCATTCACTGATGTCTTTGGCGGCGAACTGATCTTCCCGTCGCAACTCAGTTACAACCAGATCACTTTCTCTGTCGATGTCACATTGCAGTGGAGCAGGGAGCAGCAAGTTGGTGGTGTGAATGTAGTCTCTGACTTCATGGACATGGATGCCACGGCAGGTTCGCTTAATGTGGATATGCCCTCCGCCTCTCAGACGGGGGAGGGAAATAAGGCTACGTTCAACAACATTGGTTCGAACGCCTTTACGGTGCGCGACAGTACTGGAGGTACGATCCAGTCAGTCGCACCGGGTGAGCAATGGGTAGTTGTCCTGACGGATAACACTACAGCTGCAGGGACATGGAGCACCTTCCAGCTGGGCGCATCGGTTTCGGTAGCGTCAGCTTCTGCGTTGGCAGGCGCTGGGATCAAGGCAATTTCCACAACGCTGAACCAGAAGATCGACTCCGATGTTGAAGCATCAACACCTTTCACTGTAGTAGAGGGTGATCGTGCGAAGTGTTTGATCTATACCTCTGGTGCAGGGACGTGCAACCTCCCCTCTGCTGCGGCGGTAGGGAATGACTGGTGGTTCATGTTGCGGAACTCCGGTTCTGGAACACTCAATGTAGTGCCCCCCGCAGGAGACATCGATGGTGCGTCGAGCATCAACTTAGATCCGGGGGTTTCGACGTTCGTTTTCACGGATGGGACGGACTGGTTTACCGTCGGACTGAGCACAGGCTCCGTCATTGCATTCGACTTCGTTTCGATTGCCATCCCAGGCTCAGGTGATTTCACTCTCTCGGGAGCGAACCTCAATCGAATCGCTTATCGCTTCACGGGGGTACTCACAGGTAATCGGAAGGTCATCGTTCCGACCACCACGCAGCAGTACTGGGTGGACAATCAGACGAGCGGTGCATTCACTCTGGAGATTGCTACTGCTGGGCAGGGGTCTCCCCCACAGGTAGGTCAAGGGGAGTCGATCATCTTCTACTGCGATGCGACGGATGTGATCAACGCCAACACCTCGACCAGCATCTCCTTCCCTGTTCTGATCGCTCAGGGTGGAACAAGCGGGATCACAGTCGCGGCAGCACAGTCGAATCTTGAGGTACCTCCGACCAGTAGATTATTCAGCGCTGGTTTCGGAGTCGCTGCCTCAGGGTTGGGGGATCTCTCGGCTGATCGAACAATCAATGTGGAGGTTCCTACAGAAGCTCAGGCAGGAGCAGTTGAGATAGCTACTCAGGCTGAGACGGATACCGGCGCGGATGACATCCGCTACGTCACACCGTTGAAGCTAGCCACTACAAGTTTGATCTCTGCTCTGCCGCAGGTAAAAGTTAAGACGGCGGATACCTCTCGATCGAATGATGCGGTCCTATCTGATGATCCTCATCTTGCTGGCTTCGTGTTGGTGACGGGTAAGCGATACAACCTGCGCATCCCCTTTGCACTGAGTGAGTCTGGGTCTAATGATTTCAAGTACAACCTCAACTTCAGCAACGCTGCGCAATCGGCTCAGGTAATTTCCTTGTTCGGGGGATTGGATACTTTGGGAACAGCTCAGTACAGCGGGGAGGTAACTATGCTCGCTGTGGATGATGTGATTGCCCATAGCGATGGGGGAGCACAAGGCGTTATGGAGTTCACCTTCCAGGCCAATGGAAGCACAGGCGGAACAGTCGCTCTCGAATGGTCACAAAATATCTCTGGTGGGGTGGCTACGGTATTGAGAGAAGGTACGTGCGCAATTTTGACGCAGTTGGATTGATGGAATGCCTCTAGCACCTGTCCTACTCGCATCCAAGGGTGGCATCAAACGCGATGGCACTCGGTTCGAGGGGAACAATTATGTCGACGGACGCTGGTGTCGTTTCCAGCGGGGCAAGCCGAGGAAGATAGGCGGCTATCAGCAAGTCACGGATACGATTCCTGAGATCACTCGAGGCATGGCTAGCTTCTCGGCTGACGGGGTGCAGTATCTCCATCTGGGGCACCCCAACACACTGGGTCAGTATCAGGTGTCGGCAGGGACGCTCAACGTATTCAGCGACCGCACGCCTGCAGGGTTCACTGCGAGCTTGGACAACCTGTGGCAGTTCGCTGTGTTTGCCGATACCGCTGGGAGTGGAGACCATGTGCTCGTAGCTCATGCCGCACCTAATCTGTCGAACATCGACAATTCGGTTACGCGTCCTATCTACGCCGGATTGGTCACAGGCACAGGTGTTCTTGATGCTGCGCCTGTTGCACTTGCGGATGTGAGTGGGGGCATCGTTGTAGTGGGTGTCTACCTATTCTCCTACAGCAGTGATGGTCTGCTTGAGTACTCCCAGATCAACCGACTCGACATGGTTAGTACGACGTTCAACATCGCGGAGCAGAAGATTGTCTTTGGTATCCCCATTCGAGGTGCGGGCAATGGTCCTTCTGCTCTGTTCTGGTCACTGGACTCATTGATCCGTGCGACGTTCAATCAAGCAGGCACGCCTGACTTCTTCTTCGACATACTCTCAACTGAGATCTCGGTTCTCTCCTCACAAGCGATTGTTGAGTACGACGGGATCTACTACTGGCCTGGAGTGGATCGTTGGCAGGTGTTCAATGGTGTGGTCCGTGAGATCCCCAACGACGTCAATCAGAACTTCTTCTTCGACAACCTGAACTTTGCCAACCGGCAGAAAGTGTTCGGCTTCAAGGTGCCTCGCTTTGGTGAGATCTGGTGGTGCTACCCGAGAGGGTCAGCCACGGAATGTACACACGCAATCATCCTCAATGTGCGTGAGGGCATCTGGTACGACACGGAACTCCCTGACTCGGATGATTCAAACCAGGGTCGAACCGCTGGGGTGTTTGCCAATGTCTATCAGAAGCCCTTCATGGTCGACAACGAAGTCACGGCGAATGGTCGTACCCTCTGGCAGCACGAGACGACCAAGGACAAAGTACGCATCAGTCAGATCAGTGCAATCCGGTCGTTCTTTGAGACTCACGAGCTGTCGATGCTGGAAGAAGGTCAGGGTACCAAGTCGATCAGGGTTGCTCGTATTGAACCGGACTTCGTGCAGGCAGGTGACATGACGCTGACGGTGAGGGGACGAGCGAACGCGAAGGCCCCCCAGGTGACTGAAGATCCGAGAACATTTGTGGCGGAGCCCACAGAAGGTACGGATGAGACGATTAAACTGCAGTCGATCCAACGGTTGATGAGTTTCAGGTGGGAGTCGAATACAGGTGGGGGTGACTACGAGTACGGCGACACCTACATACATCTCGAGCCAGCAGATGGGAGGGTTGAGTCATGATCATCAACCCGCAAGGCTTTGGAGACGATGTCATCGCCTGGACAGACCAGATGACTTTTCTGGTAGGGGACGATGCACCCAACTGCATGCGATTGGATGATCCGAAAGAGTGGCGCGAGTGGGCCATGTGTATCGTCGGATCTCAAGATGTACTAGGGCAAGACAGCCCTGACCCTTACGCTTTTTCCACATGGCAGGCGTGGGCAGAACGGTTATTCCAAACACAGGATTTTTCGGGGTAAGACAATGGCACTTTCAGACTCAGAGTTGCGTGAATTTGAGCGCCTCGGTAAGAAAAGGATGGTGCGTGAGAATCAACCACACCCTCGAGACGTACGTAAAGCGATGGAGGCAAATAAAGGTCTCCAGCGTAAGGGACCTCCGAAGAAGAGTGGCGGCGTACGTCCATACAATCCACCCACTGGACGCTCTGGTGGTGTTTCACCTCGTGGTTCGATTGGTGGTGCTGGTGGACCCTCAGGGAAGGACAAGGCTCATCCCTTGGGAGGCTTCCGCCGGATAAGTAACGAAGGGGGACCCCCTCAAGGGGCGCTCAGCGCCATGCTCATGGAGCAGGGTGCAGACGAGGGTCTCCTCCGATCGGTGCAGGAGGTTGAATCCCTCCCTGGGGGAATGGAGTTTCTCTACACCGCTGCCGCTGAGCAGCTGATGAAATCTCAGGGCGTGTCAGCGAAGAAG